GTGCCGTGACGGGCTTTAGTCGTCGCGACGCCCTTGCCGATCTTTTGGAAGTGAGCGGTCGAGCCGATGACGTCGGTCTTCATCCGCACTGCGTCTTTGAGGTAAGCGCCTCGGCGCTGGAATACCTCATGCACTTTCGCCTCATACGAGCGAATAAATGCTGTGTCAATTGAAGTGGACATAATTGTCCCCTCTGTAAGTTAAAGGGATCAACAGTCCTTCGGTGAGCGGTGAGGGATGTCGGCGGTGAGCCTTACGGGGCCGCCTAAAAGCCAGACCGGGCGTCCGGTTGTTGGACTGAGGCATCTCACCTCAATGTGCGTTCTATTTATAGAGCATTAAACGCATAAACTTTAGCTCTGACCCTTTTATAGCAAAAAGGTGGGGGGATGGCAAGGCGCGGATACCATCCCCCCTGCGCACGCGTAGACGGGGTGAGGGACTACGCGGCGCGTCCGCCTGCCCCCACCACGGGCTGGTTCTGTGTTGTCTTTGCGAGCAGCGCCTGCTCCTCCGCATAGTAGCGGTTCGCGGCCTTGCTGTCGCCTTTTGATGTGGCCTCGCTCTGTTTAGCGCGCAGGTCAGCAATCTGGTCCGCGGCCTGCGAGCGCTCGCCGTCCGACATGATACTCTCCAGACCTCCCGCCTTCATAGCGGCGCCCACAGATGCCCACGCCTCCAGAACGTCGGGTAGGTCGGCCACCAGGGTGCCGATCTTGTTCTCTTGGTGCCGCCAATTCTCATGCCCTTCAGGGCTCATGTGGTGCTTCATGGCGCGGGACGCGAGCTCCACATTGTCGTCGTAATCCTTGCCCCACTTCGCGTGTAGGGCCTCGGATGCATCCCCGGCGTTCTTGGTGTCCTGGTCGACCATCATCTGCTCAAGCGCCAGGTTGTGGTCATTGAAGGCCTCGTTCAGCAAGGCCAGCTGTGCCGTAGATATGTTGGCTGCGTGGCTTACCTCCGCGATCTTCGTGTTGAACGCCGCCTCGATCTCGTTGGGCTCGCGGTCTTCGGGCATCTTGATATCGTACCCCTCGGCCGTCTCAGGAACGCCAATCTTCTTTCGATAAGCCGCGACTTCAGCTTCACCAGCATCCTTGCCCGGCTGAACGATGGCGTTCGAGAGCTGCTCACGCATGGTGACGGCTCGGCCGACGAGGTGTTCAAGGTCGGGCGATGTCTTGGCGAAGTCTTTGGCGGCGTCGCTTGTGAGGCCGGCGGACCATGCGGCGCTCGTGTCGGCCACGGGCGCTCCAGGGGGTTTTTGGGCCTCAGAGACGGCGTCAGCTTCCACATCGCCATTATTTTTGCCTTCTTCGCCCGCATCTTTAAGCGCTCCGCCTCCTCCATCACCCTCGTCTCCCTCTGCAAGCAGCGCATACTTGCGCCACGGTTCAATCGTGCTACTCATCAATCGTACAAACATTTAACCCTCCTTTGGGTTTACTGACACTTGCTGTGTTGGTTGGTCTTTCGGCTCGTTGAGCGCGAGCTTCATAATGGTGATCGCCAGGTCGCGCCGGCCCTCGCGTAAATAAGTTTCATAAGGATCACCCTTGGCGGCGTTGTTTGTCAACATCCGACCCTGGAGCATGATCTCTTTGAAGACCCGCGTACCCTGGTCGGAGCCAAGGAACAGACCCCGGAAATCACGGTAGCGGTCCATGTGCGTGGGATACAGGCTCTCCGGGTGTTCCGCGAGATCGATGAGCATCTTGAGCTCGGCGTCGCTCATTTCGGGAGCCTCGCTTCGAGATAGTCGAGGCGTTCCATGATCGTAGTAAGGGGGTCTCTCTCACGGGGCTCGGGCGCGGTCGAAAGCGCCGTGATGGCTTGTGGTAAGTTGTCCAACTCTACGGGCGGCAGTGCGGGCATCGTCACCTTCGGCTTCTCACCGGCCGCGCCCTTGATGCTATACGTCTCGTCGATGATCGATCGAACCTCCAGCGCGCTCTCCATGCCGAGCATGTCGACGAACACCTGGTAATTGATCTCGAAGGACCCATCGGTCTTGGCGCGTGCGCCAAAGGTCTTCATGAGCTCCTGGTTCTTTTGCTTGAGCCGGTCATTGCCCGCTCGCAGCGTGCCTATGATCGCTTCGGCGTTCTGAGCGCGCTCGATCCATTGGTCATCAGACATGAAACCACCCCTTCATTAAGAATTACTGCTGCTGTGCACCCGCCAGCGCTTGTGCGGGGCCGTCTACGTTTTTCATAACTTCGGCCGCTTGTCCAGCTTGTTCAAGCTCCGCCTGCTGCTGCTGGGCCTCGGCGCGCGCCTTGCCGACCTGCGCCACGGTCTCTTCGCTGTTCATCACCTGATGCGGCACAGATGCCGCCACACCGGTGAAACGCCCGAGCTCTTCGAAGTTGACCACGTCCATGGCTCCCGGCTTAACCTCTTCGAACGCGCTCAACGTCTGCGCCCACTGGACCGTGGCCTGCGCCTGGGTCTGCTCACGTATCTTCTTGACGGGGCTCTCGTACTCGAAGAGAACGCCCTTGGCCGCCAGCACGTCGGGCACCGGGCCAAAGGCCCCCGCGCGTAGCATGATCTTGAACGAGCGCTCCACCATGGGCGCGCTGTCGTCAGTCTCCAGGCGGCCAAAGATCGGGCCGACCTCACGGATGAACTCTTCGCGGCGTTGGATGACCTCGGTCGCGGTCATCTGCGGACCCTCGACCGGCAGGTTGAACACGTTGCGGAAGAACGCCTGCCTGATCTGCTCACGCGTGTCCTGTTGAATGTCGCGGGTCAGAGGGAAGTTAGCTCCGCCGTCGAGCGGTCGAATGGGGTTCGCGCCCAGGTCGCGCACCGCCTCGGCCTCATACGTCGCCAGGCCACCGGGGAAGGTGTTGGGCGCGTCGATGAAGGCGTCGGAGGGGGCGAGCAGCGGCGGGTCGGCGGCGCGCTGGCCGGCGATCAACATGGTCTGGGCAATGGCTTGCGAGGTGTTGGCGTCGGGGAGGGCGATCATGCCGGGCGACCGGCCGTAGTCTTCGCCTGACGTGGTGTCCCAGCGCGACACGATGTAGGGCAGTTCGTGGTATCCGCTCTCGATGTTGAGCTGTTTTGTCTCGGGCTCGATGATCATCTCGGCGAACGGCAGGCCGACAGCAAAGGCCGCGTCCTCCCGACCGCCGGGACGCGGCATTGTGGCGTAGAGGAACTCAACGCGGTCGTCCATGCGATTGCGACGCATCAGATCCTGCACGCGCTCACTCACGACCCACCCGTCGAGCTCGACGCGGTCCTTGACCTGCTGCACCGTGAGGTGCCGCGATCGGAAGAGACCAACGGCGACGCCGTTGTGATCGAAAAAGGGGATGGCGTCGTTGAGCCACAGGCTCTTGAACATCAGGTGGCCAGCGCCGACGACCTCGTCGATGAACTTCAGGGCGGTGCCGAACACCACCAAGTCGAGATCAGCCTCGCCAGTCGCCTGACGAAAGCGCGCACGCGGGTCGTCAAAGGCGTCACGTAGGACCTGCTCGGCCTGGGCGAGCCAGTCCTTGGCTTCACCAGTGCGAGCGTCGGCGTCGTCGGCGGTGCGCAGGAAGAACCAGGGCTCGCCCTCAGGGCGAAGCATGGAGCCCATGACGTTGGCGAGGCCCCGCGCCGACTGCATGGCGGTGCCATCGTATATCTCCTCGACGCGTGTGTCGCCGGGCTGCGTGTCGGTAATGAAGCCTCGACGCCGTGGGTGCATCACACGAGACAGATCCTCCCAGTGCTGGGGCCACTGCCCCAGACCGCGCTTGAGGCGCGTCCACCGTTCGACTGTCTCGTGGACAATGTCGGCCATTAAGCCACCGCGGCGTTAAGGCGGTCGATACGAGCCTTGAGGTCAGCCTCGGCTCTGGTGAGCGCGGCCTCTCGCTCGGCTAGCGCGTTATTCGCGCGCACAATTTTCGCGGCCTCGTTTTTGTTCTCCAACAAATCCAACTCGTTCTGGGTCTCGTCATCACCCACAACACTCTCGCGGTGCTTGAGCGCCGCCATGCCGGCGTCGTAGCCGGCGATGTCGGCCATAAGCTTGGCGGTGCGCTCGTCCAGGAGCTTGTCACGCCTGATGGCGTCCTGCTCGTTGGCGGCTCGCGTCTGATCGACGCGACGCAGGGCGACGGCGACGTCGTTGTCGGAGCGCTTGCGCACGTCGTCGGCATACTTGTCAGCGGCCTCGATCGTGGCAGCGATCTTCAGGACGTCGTTGTATTGGTCAATCGCGGCCATGAGCTCTTTACCGGCCTTGCTCGACACGGCCTTGGTGAAATTCTCCATGGCCTTGGAGTTGCGGCCCATCTCGATGAGGGCCTTGTTGGAAATGTTCATCGACGGGACCTGGGGCATATCAACCATGATCAGACCCTCTGTATGACGCCGATGACGT